CTCTAGGGAGCGAATTGCTTTCTTTGTCCAAGTTATAATATCCCAGTCTACTATAAAACCTTCATCACAAGCGTGTTTGTAAAGACTCTCCCATCTCGTTAGGGGGTCTCTTATTACAGTATAATACTTATAGTCTGGGTACTGTATTGCTAACTGGTCGTAGGTTGCGTGTATGTTGTTAAACACTGTTCCTTTTGTTCTGTTGTCTATTCCTTCTCTAATAAAATCAGCATTTAATCCTGTCTGCCAATTTCTATGTTGGAATAAAAATTTCTTGTCTTGTTGAGCTAACCATGCTCTTGTTACTGATATACCACCGCATTTCGGTATATGTATGTAGCACCATTTCTTGTCATGTGCAACCATTATATGTCTCCGTGGTATACATCTTCTAATATTTCTTCGTATATAGGTCTGAACTCCTCTACTGTAGGAATTGCTATTTTTATGTTCTGTCTTGCATTTATTTTAATTATCTTTGCGCAGTGCAATATCCACGCTTCCTCTAGTTGTTTTTCTGTGTATAATATCATAAGTCGTATGTATCTTCCCCTGTTGTCATTGTTTCCTTTAGTTCTGACTTTTCATCTGGGTCAAGGGCAGTGTGAGGCCCAATCTTTAGGGTTTCCCAGTTCATTTCTGAGGTAAAGTTTTCTGCGGCTCCGTTCCTCATCTTATCACACTTAAACTTAATACAAGGCTCTTCGTCTCCCCAATGCTGTATGCTGTAAGCAGCATCCACAGCATCCAAGATTCCTTTTGAGAATCTTGCCTCTCCTTTCTCATTAGTCTGGAAAGCGGAGAGAACTAGAACTTTGCTCTCTTGTGCGAGAGATTTGAGACCCTTTGAGATCTCGATTTGCTCGGTCCAATCATATTGTCCTGAACGATTTGGTGCGTTATGGCGTTTCACTTGGTTTAGATAGTCAACTATTACTACGCCCAAGTTTGGTAACTGGGCTTGCTTTTGTCTCACTACACTAATTATCTTAGCCAGTGTAAGGGATGGGTCGTAATGAATGTCTATGAGAGGTTGTCCTTCTTTCAGTCTGTTTCTACTAAGTTCGTAATGGAACTTGTCGAAATCTTGGTGGTCTTGCCACTTCTGATAGGATTCCTCTCCACTATTAAATCTAGCAGCCCACCATTGAGCAACTTTATCCCACTCCATTGGAGAAAGATTCTTTGCTTTGATTCGCTTACTAGGAACACCTGTCTGAATACCACAGATTCTCTGCAACATTTGTCTAGTGTCCATCTCAATAGTAAAGTATAGAGCTGACTTGCCTTTGTCTTGGGCAGCAGCTGCGACATTACAACATGTAAAGGACTTACCTCCACCACGCTGTCCACCTATAACCACCAAATCCTTGGGAGAGAATGTGTAGTCCAGGTCGTATTCTTGATTGAGCCCGAGCGGTAAAAACTTTGCTAAGTCCTCATCACTATCGAAAAGCTCTACGGTTTCCATATTGTCTGCTTCATCGTTGGTATCAACGCTGTCTTCTACTTGCACGACAATCTCTTGGAGTAGGTCTATGTTTTCTCTAGCATCTGATATTGCTACTTGTGTGTCAACATAGTTTTCGATTTTCGATAATATCTCGGATTGAGTAAATTGATTTTTCAGATAGTCTAATAGAATTATAGACTCGACATCTGTTTCAACTGTTTCTATTGCATATATTTTTTCTTGTAAGTCACGCGAACGGACTTCTAGCTTTAAATCTTCAAAGCTAGGTAAATTATTGTACTTGTGAACATGCTTGTCTACTATTCGCCACAGTTTTCGGTACTCACCTTCTGGAAAATAGTGTTCTTTGAGACCATTCCATGTCTCAAAATCGCCATTCGCAAGTATCTGCTTGAGTAATGCACTCTCTAAAGTCAAATTGTCTCTCCCAAAACAAAGTTAATATATACAAAAAAGGCGAGGCAATCCAAGGGACTGCTCGCCTGAGATAGAAATAGATTAGCCTATTTCTTTTTTAGCAGCGCCGTTATAGTCTGCGCACTGAAGACCTCTTCTTGTAAGCATTGTTTTCACGCCTCTTACAGTCTTGCCGATTTCATCAGCAATTTCTTCAACTGTCATGCCGTCAATGTCGACACCAGCTAAAGGGTCAGCTTTGCTTGAACCTTTGGTTTCTTTCTGCTTAGGAATAGCATTGATTTCTCCTGCTCTTAGAAGAGATAATGCTTTACCTCTGATTGAGTTTACACTTCTGCCTAGGGCTTCAGCGATGTCCTCAATAAACGCACCATCATTTACTAATGATACGAATTGACCTTCCTCTTCCTCGTTGTAAGACTTAACAGTCTCAACTTTAGGTGCAGGTTTAACATGTTCTGTTAACTGCATAGAAAGGATTTTACCTTGAATTGACTTAGCACTGAAGTGCCCGCCTTCAAAGTTTGATGCAATTTCAGCATATGTGTATACGCCAGAATTGTCTTGCACGAATGTGCTAAGAGTTGCTTCTTGCTCATCTGAAAATGATTTAGAAGCAGAAGCTGAAGCTAATTCAACTTCGTAACCCATTTTTCTTAACTTAGAACTAACACTTCTTACTGAAGTTTCTAATTCATCAGCTGCATTAGCAACTGTGTCTTGTGAGATTGGGGACTCACTTCCTACAAAATCAACAAGAGATTGTGTTCTCTCGTCTGTCCATTTAGGTAATGCCATTTTTATTTTCCTCTATCAAATGTTTAATATTATTAATTATTATAACACCTCGGTCACGAGCTGTTTTCGTTTTTGCTGACTCGATTCCACTCTCATTTATAAGATGAGTGCAGTCCTTCGTCAATGAACTCTTTACCGCAAAGCCATATTCATTTAGAACTTTAGTGGCGTGTGCCTTAGTCGGATATGACTTTAACTTACCTGATATGCAAACAACTCCTATGACCTCTTTTTTCTTTACTATTTTATTATTCCATTTGAAAGGTAGTGTTGTCAAGTATTGATTAGGGTAGAATTCTGTTTCTAACCACTGAATTAAGTTAGCTGATGCTTTTGGTCCGATACCTGCCTCAGTACAACTTTTCTCGCTAATATCTTCGATGTGTGATATTCTATCGCATAATTTTTGAGAAGCCGACCGACCAATAAGTGGTATGCTGAAAGCTGGTATCAAATCTACCAACTTACTTTGTTTTGACTTTTCAATCTCAACAAAGAGTTTCTCAGCTAACTTTGTACTTCCTAATCTTTCTTCTATTTCAGATACTGTAAGTTCATAAAGTTCTGCGTAGTCTTCGATCTGCAACTTTGTTAAGGTTGCTGGTCCGAGTCCTTTTATCTTAAGAGTCGAAGCAAAGTGTTCTACTTTTTTATCCCACTGTGCTGAACAAGTAATGTCCTCACAAAACAACTGGTCATTGCGGTATACTAATATACTAGCGCAACAAGGACAGTTAGTTGGTGGTATAATCTGTTTCACTTAGCTTCTCTCTCCAAAATATACATATATTATAGACGAATTTTGAACTCGTGTCAAGAACTATTTTTCGAGTGCTAGATAAGATTTTTGGAAACAATTTTTAATTGTCCTCGCCTTCATAAATGTGAGTGTCCTCAACCATGTTGCGATTGTTCCACTGCCAGCACAAAGCTTTCCATTTCTTAACTAAAGACTTTATCCAGTTTTTTATCATATATATCTCCAATGATTCTCTTTGCCATCAACCTGTGACCTTCCTCTAGTGGATGGTCTTTCGGTCCGAATGGCACCTTTTCTCTTTTACACATATCATAGAAAGCTTCTTCTTTCATGTGGGGTAGTTCATTGAGATAGTCTTTTAACTTCATATGAGCTACCTCCCACAAGTTATTAGCGCCTTCCATTCTTTGTTCGTCTAATGTTTTTAGGGTGGGTTGTATCTGTCCATCGGACAAATTGTAAAATAGATATGGTATGTTCTTTGATTCTAAGAAATACTTTATACTTATCATATGATTCAATGTAGTTATAAGATTGTATCTCATAGAACGCACTTGTGTAGCCCAACCCTGTATGCCGTTCCACTGCTTCAATGTCATGCGTGGATGAAAGTGTGTTTCTGATTCTTCACTAACTTTTAAATTTTTCTTATCAAACTTATACTTTATCCAAACTGCACTTCTCCATGCGTTGTGGTCGTCAAGATACTCAAATCTATTTATTCCTGACCAACATATGATGACTAGCTTTGCTGGGTTTCGTATCATGTCGTCCATGGTTGTTCGCCATATTCTGTCATTACTTCCACCAATCTTAGCATTATCCCACCAAGGTTGACCAAATTCTTCACTAACAATGTTAGCAAAGATATCACGAGGACGGTTAGGTATCTCCATTCCTCTAACAAAACTACATCCGTTCCAGTAAATCAAAATACTCTCACTCCGTAGTTTGTCTGAAATCTATCAGCGTCCGTTCTAGTATTTACCATTGGTTCGCCTTTAATATTCAAACTTGTATTTAGTAACATAGGTACTCCCGTTCTCTCGTAATATTCTTCTAGTATGGGTCGCAGTGCTGATTTAGAGCCAGGTTTGACCACCTGAACTCGTGCCGTTCCATCGACATGCGTGACGGAACTGTAGTCGTGTTTTGCTTTTGCAACGAATTGCATGTATTCGTTTCCGTATCCTTCAAAATATTTCTCATAATATTCCTCGAGGATTGCGGGAGCAAAAGGACGAAACTTTTGTCTTCGCTTAATATTATTGACTGTGTCTTTAATATCATAACGAACATCACCAAGCAGACTGCGATTCCCGAGGGCACGAGGCCCAAACTCTGCTTTTCCATTTGCTACTCCTACTACTTTTCTTTTAAGTAGTGTATCGACTACTAACTTAGGATTAATACTTCTACTAATGTTATGTCCTAAGAAAGTATCTTCGAATTTTATTTTCTGTTTAGTTTTTGCAAGTATGCAACCTAATGCACTACCTGCATCGCCTGGGTTTGGAAATATCCACATATTGTCAAACTTAGGACGAATCTTACTGTTTGCTACACAGTTTAACGCAACCCCACCAGCATACGCTACATTTGGCCCGTACTTCCTTGCTTTTGCAAAGATGTTTAGTAGTTCCATTTCTAGATGAGCTTGTGCTGACGCAGCTATGTCTTCTGGGGTATGCCAAAACCACTTGCTTCTCTTGAAGCCACGGTGACAGTTTGAATGTATTTCTTCTTCCATGTTGATACATATATCTCCAAAGGCAGCCATGCCCATAGTTATATACTCATCTTCGTTTGGTTTTAGTCCTATTCGTTTCGTGATTGCACTATAGAATAAGCCTAGTGACCATGGATATTGTTTACTCCATACTTTGCAGCCGTCTACCCATATACTTGCTGTATCAAACTCTCCAATAGCATCGATTACAACCGTGCTGTCAGGAGTGAAAGGGCAAGAAAAATAAGCAGCGGCAGCATGGCTTTCGTGATGAAGTATATTTCCATGAGTATACGGTCTGCACGGCGTTGTTTTTGCCATTCCGTACATCTCTCGTCTCGCATTCTTGATACTAGAATATTCATAAAAAACTGTTTCATCATAATTAAATTTCCTTTTTAATGTGTCAAAATGATAACCTGGTATGGTCTTGTCATTTTTGACACGAGTTATTCTCTCTACTTCTGTTGCGTAGATAATTTTATCGCCTTCAACCACAGCGTATGCTGCATTGTGAAAGCCTTCGCTAATCCCTAAATATCTCATTCTTTTTCGGGAATACCTCCAAGATTTTGCTATCCATTGAGAAACACTCCGTATGTCCGCCAAATTTATGCTCCGTTTTATGTCTATCGTTCTGAAACTGGTTGTGTAGCTTTTGCTCGAATCTCCAACAATCGTATAGACTCCCCTGCCACAACCTCTGTATTCTGATGTCGTAGTTTGTGAAGCCACGCCCTCTTCGCACGGCGTCTTTGAAGGTTCGCCCTTTTGCGATTCCTACTTTTATAGTTTCTCGTTCCCATGTTTTCATATTCACCAATATAATACCATACAGTATTCCATCCCTATCTTTTTCTTCAGGGTAGTTCTTAAAATATGTTTCGTTGTATATTCCCCCAGCCATTAAAAGAATGTCCTAATTATTTCCCAACATTCTTTCTCAGACTTTTTGAAGTCCTGTAAAGGACAACGAAACGGTTTATCTTTTCTTCTTATTGTCAAGTTGTTTTTAGTTTCCTTGTCAAATATGTGTAATCTTGTTATGGTTTGTTCGGGACACTTCACTCTGTGAAAGGTATCTGCTTCGCTGATATACCATGCACCCGCTGGGAGTGAATATGTACCGTCTGGTGTTATATGAATACTTTCCTCTATTACATTTCTTCTGAAATGTGGATGTATGCAGTTGGTTTCCACTATCTGTAGTGAACTGTTTGCTGACCTTTCCCACTTGCATACTTCGTTGACTAGTCGCCCTCTTATTATTTGAGACTCAAATCTAATCCTATGGGTATGAAAATCATTCACTTCAACAGGTGTAAGGTCAGGGCAATAGAAGTTCCATCTAACTTGCTTGTTAGATTCGTGTAGGAATATAAATCCTAATCCACTATACTCGGGTTTAACTCCCCAAGATTTTAACTCATCTATCACTTATTTTGTTCCTCAACTGTGTTGTTGAAAAGGAATGTGCTCTACTCGTATAATATACTTCGTGCAATCCTTTCCCTGTGAAATGTTTATCTACCCAATCTTCTCCAACAAATCTTATGTTTATTGGAGTTGCCTCTAGTAAATCTAGTAGGCTTTGTTCTGTGTCGTAAGGTATGATTTCATCTACATACTTTACTGCTCTTAGTTGGACATATCTTTCAAATACTGACTGAATAGGTTGATTCTTCTCTTGTCTGTCTATGCTAGGGTCTGTTTGTAATCCTACTATCAAATGGTCACAATTTAACTTTGCTTCCTTTAGCATAACGATATGTCCTGCGTGAAGCAAATCAAATGCTCCACAAGTAAATCCTATTCGTCTATCCATTCTTGTCTTGGTTTATGTTTCTTAAATGTTCCTTCTTGTTGTTTGTAAACTGATTTATTTGCTACTTGTACTGCGTGTCTCCACTCAATACACTTGGTACATTCTCCACATGGAGTGTAGCCACCATCCTTTCTTTTCTTTATCTTAGCAACCAGCTCTGGGTTTCTATGAACTGAAGGATAGCAATACCATATATTGTCTTTTGCGAACTCCCATAAGTTTTTTGCTATCATTGACACTACTTCTGATTTGTATAGTGTTTCATATGGGAATATGTTTATAGGAGCGTTCATTACTTCTTGTGCTGATACTCCATGTAAATCTAACTGAAACGACCTCTCTGCTAAGTAAGCTCGTATAGGAAATCTCAGTTGTAATCTCTGTGCAAAGGAATCCTCTGCGTTTGCTCCCCATACTAAGTATTTCCACTTGTTGTCTGGGTTTCCAAGTAATAAAGTTGCAGCAGCTGACATATGTTGATTGACAGCTAATGCTAGAGTTACTTGTTGTGGCAACTCATTTCTATCTACCACTAATGGTATGTTGAAAAAGTCACACTGTTTCTGAGCATAGTGTAACTGTGCCTCTTTTGCTAGATGATTCTGTGGGTTGTTGTATAGATGTAATCCTACTGCGTTCAGACCATTCTCTTTTGCCCACCACAAAGCAGCGAAGCACTCAGCACCGCCACTTACATTTACGATAGTATCAATAGATTTGTCTAAGCTTTCCAATTCTCTTTGCCTCTCTAGCTGTTACTTTCCTATTACAATTTGTGCATATAGGATTTGCACTTCTATTACCATATAACAACTGTGTTCTTATCTTTATTAGTTCTTCGTTGTTATTCCATACATCAAAGAAGTTATCATGTGCAATGTTGCCATATACATTTGTGTCTGTCCAATCATTACAACATAACTGTATAGTTCCGTCATGATGTATCCACCCTTTACTTGCTGGTAATACGCAAGGTGTGTTGATTTCACTTCTATCTGTTGCGATTCTTTCGTATAATTCAGTTCGATTTTGAACTTGAATAGGTGTTTCACCCCATTCTTCTGGCTTCATACTTTGATCCCAATACCTGTGCTGAGCACGAGGCATAAGTTTTTTCCTTGCTTCCATCTGATGTTTACTCTCGTAAGAGTTGATGATTAGCGAATCAAACATGTTAAACCATTCATACTTTTCCTTTAGTTTATATCCATTTGTCAAAATTCTAGTCTTATACTTCCTATCACTCGAATGTAAAATTTCTACAAGTTTCTTGAATTTTGGGTGTAAACTGTTTTCTCCTCTGCCTGTAAAACAAATATACCCAGTATAGTCCTTACAATCATTGATGAACTTAGTAAAAAGTTCTACACTCATATATTCTTTTTTGTTTGGATATGAAGATGACCTCGGGCAATAATTACATGATTCATTACAGATACCACACACATCTATATTGATTAGTATGGGGTTCATGATAGAACTTTAGTGAATATTCCTGTAAGTAAGATGAAACAAGCTATACCGTTTAAAAGTATTAGCGCCCTATCCTTCCAGATAAACGCTACAAATAACCATCCTAGACAGCCAATAAACGATAATATTGTATCAAGAGTGTTTGATAGTCCTGCTGACCTAACAACCATAGCTGTAAGCAGAACAATACTAGCAGTCCACTTAATATACCAATCAACAGTCTGTTTTGGTGTAGCAGACTTGTAAATCCTCTTGCTGTTCTCCAGCTCTTTCTTAGCATACTTTGTCATGGTTTATTACATCCTCAATTATTTCCCAACATAAACTATGGGGTGCTTTGTAATCTGCAATAGGACAATGATGATAGTCATACTTACCATAAACTCCTAGACCTTGTATGGAATCACCCATCTGTTCTAGGTATGTAATGGCTGGTGTCTCTGCCCATGCTATATGATATTCTTTTTGATTCATATAGTAGCTGTCGCCTTCGTTTAGATACTCGATTTCTCCTTCAAATAATCCGATTCCATCTTGTATCTTTACAGACTGTCCACCTTGTAGTTTACTATCTCCGCCAACGCAGTCTATAGCCCACAGCTCTTTATCGCCATCGACTAACTCTGCTCGTCTATTACAGAACTTACCTTTGAGAATCGTAGAAACAAAACTGTATCTGTGATTGTGATACTGTTGTACTCCGATAGGCAATAGCTCTGGATGATAGAAGTTATATCTATCCTCGCCATACATGAGCCATATAAAACCTAAACCATTTCGTCTAGGATTGCCCATTCCTCTGAAATCATCTATCTTCATACTCGTCTTACTATTCTTGGTATTATCTCACCACTTCGTATTACTTCCACATCACAACCAATTTCTAGTTCTAATGCTTCAATGTACGCCATGTTATGTAGGGTTGCCCTACTAACTGTCGCCTCACCGATTACACAGGGCTCCAGTATTGCTACTGGTGAAACAGCACCTGACTTCCCGACATTCCATTCAACATCTAAGAGTCGAGTAACTACTCCAGCCTGTCTTGTTTTTAGAGCGAAGCTTCCTCTAGGGTGGTGTGAGGTGTAGCCTAACGATTCAAAATAATTATTAGAGTCGACTCTTACCACTTTACCGTCCTGAGGGAACATGCTGTAATCACTTGATGTGACAGGTTCAATCCCTGAATCTGACACTATCTTCATATCAGCAACCCAGCTATCAGTAATAGTTGGTTGTACTGCGTATGCGATAAAAGTCAAATCCCGAGATTTAAATTCTTCTATATCTTTCAAATTCAATGCACCAGATGCGTAGTTTCTTGCGTTCGGTATAGTCTTTGGTGCGACTACTTCTCCAGTAATCTGTGCTAACCCTTTTATGTTAATGTATCTTGGTACTATGAATCTCATTTTATCAGTAATATCTAGACCCGCTTTTCCATCTCCACGAGTGAGTGCTTGGTGAAGTTCGCCATCCATGTATGTAATAGACACAGCTGCGCCGTCCAACTTGGCAGTCATTATCTTCGTTTGGTTGATGTCCCATTTTGGTTCTGAATCCTCGCCCACAAAGACTTTTTGTAGGGAATACATTGGGAAGGGGTGTTTGAATCTTTGCTCTCCAACTTCGATATACCCAACTTGATTTTCAAGTTCAGTATTTTCGACAAGTCGGTCGTATACTTCGTCAGATACTACTGGAGTACCTTTTGCATACATCTGATTACAATATTCTAGGTATTCTGTTTTATTCATAAGTATATTATACAGAATTTTTGGGTTCGTGTCAAGTATTATTTTTTGGTGCTACGGATAAATCTTATCGAGTACTTCTTTGAAATGAGTTTCTAATACTCCTTTGACTTCCGAAATGGAGAGAATCTCAACTAATGCGTCAAAGAGTTCTCTGGTGTTTTCCAAATCAATAGGTATGGCAATGCCTTCCCTCGTGGGTTTCCATTCTTCATCAAAATCTTGATAATACTTCCTTATGTGTAGATACTCTGTACCACGAAAGTTATTAATCATAACATAGACTTTTTCATTCTTGTCTACATTATAATGAATAACCTTTTCATATACAGGTGTTTCGTTATGTAATTCTATCATTTTTTAGTATAGCTGCCAAAGGCACGATAGAAGTTACATTGTCAGGTTGTAGTAATCTATAAGAATCAGTATCCCAGCAGAATAATAGAACTTGTCTATTGTTTGGTTTAGCTCGATTCTTTTTCGATTGTATATATTTATTGTCGAAGTCTCTAGTGCAGACATTATATTTCAGTCTACGACTGTTTTGACTTCTGTAGGTGACGATTGCATCACCTGCATCGTCTAGTTTTCTAACAAAATCGTCCTTTTTCATTCTTTCCTTGTAGGTGGTTAATATCTATTAGCGTCCTATCAATGGTAAGGTTCTTGCGAGGTCTTTCTGTTAGGTAAAAAAATACTCAGGGTGGTTGCCCACCCCAAGATTCAGGGGTAATTAATCGTTAAGTTCGTTAATTAGTGTTGCAAAATACATAGCAGCTTTACCTGTTAGCTTGCTTATGATTGCAGTATCGGCTTCCTTACCCATGTCTGAGATAGCTTTCACTAACTCGTCTTGAGCAGCTGCGACATTTACTCTGCCACCGCCAGTTCCACCACTGCTTTTTGCAGCTGGAGTTTTCTTTACATATACACCAGCTTTAGTAAGAATCATTCTGACACCATTTGGGCTCTCGCCTAATTCTTCAGCAATCATCTTCACAACTTCCATACTGTTGTCTGGAGTTGGTTCTTCTGCAGTATACATCTCTACTGCTTGAGCTTTAGCTTCATCTGTCCAAGCCATTCTTTTTCTCCTAATTTTACCAAATTTTTGTTCAAATTCACTAAGAGTTAGAGTGTTACGGTAGCCAGGACACCAACCTGTTGCCTCTAGCTGTTGCGTATAAAATCTGTCACTCATTAGCTTATTTCCATAATATAGATATATTATAACGGAATTTTAACCATGTGTCAAGAACTATATTTTAGAAGCTATAACCGTAAGTTGTAATATCTTCCCTATATAGTCTGTAAACTAAAGTTTTAGTCTTAAGTGTATACCACCTATTCCACATTGGTACTATCTCCTCATCCTTTAAAATTGATGTATCTTTTGGATGGAGGTTATGAAATTTCAATTCATCTTCCCATGCTTCGAAACGAACTAAGTGGTCGCAGTCCTTATATAGAACTACTTGTTGTTCGGGTGGACACTTGTGTAACCAATTATCCAGTCCTACATAATCTAAGCTCTGCATATACAGAGCGACCACTCGTTCATAGGGGTTTCTTATAACTCCGATACTTTGTTTATCGTAAGTTAGAAATAAACTTTGATTCATTCTTTAGTTCTCTTGCCAACTCCTTGGCGTTATCTAGTTTCCAAGGTAAGGACTGTTTGTTATCTTTATCAATCCTTTCTACTGCATCAATTAATGCAATAAGTTTTTGTGTGCATTGCTGTATGTCGTGCATTACACTAAGCCCTCCAATGCTTTCAGTTTAGCTTTAGCCTTGACTAACACGGCTATCCATTTGTCAAACTCGGGTAGTAACTCGGAATGTTCTCCGATACCTACTGAGTCCTTAAAGTATGTACCTAATACTGCCTCTGCTTCTGCAATTTCAGCTAAGTACTTTAATTTTAATGCTTCGTAGTATGCATTTCCTCTATACATTATTTATCTCCCATATACGCTGGAATAAAAGCTCTCAGGAATCTTTCCTGATACTTATCCAGCAAGATGATATGAATAAGAAAAGGTAGGCATATAGCTGAAAATAAGGCGAAAACAATCCCGCCTAACCAAGCATACCTATATCCTAAATTATTCTTATCTATTCTTCCTATTATCTGCACTGCTGGAATGTAGAGTTGGTATATTGCCATTCCTACTCCAGCTATCCAAAATGCCGACACTAATACTAGTGCGTCCATTTGTTTTCCTTTTTTACATATACTCTTGTAAATGTCTTAAACTGCCCATATCATAAGCTGCGAGGCAATGATACTTACCTGCATACTCTAAGTATGGGAAGAATGTATTTGCGAGGTCATCTTGTGTTGCTTCAATGGTATACACTAAATACACTTTGAATCCTCTCTGCTCGGCAACTTCAGGTTGCAACTCTCTCTGCACTATTGCAGGATAGTTCTGTCTGATTGCCCATATCTTTTCTTTCGGTTCGAAACTTTCTGCTACACATTGTTCTGGTAGCATGGCATTTCGTCTGCCTTCGTAATCTGTGTGTGCCAACTTCTGTGGCACTCCTATCTTATCAATTATTGATTTGATAAATGCTGGAGACCTATATAGCGACTTCGCTATCTCACTTACATTGTCTCCTTCAAGATACATCTTTACTGCATCTTTTATCTCTGCTGGTGTTGCAGCCTTGCCTCTGTTCTGTGCTTTTCTTCTTGCACGGAACTCTTGCATTTCTTCAAACTCTGCAATGATATTGCCTAATCTTGTTGTGTTGTAAGCTATGTTAAGTATACTACATGCTTCTTTTTTAGTGATAGGCTTACTACCATCTTTAGGGTTTAGGTATTCAATTACCTTGCTTATATTTGCTTGTGTAAGATTCTCGTGTTTCTTCGTTCTCAATTTGTACCCCTAGTAAAATAATTCCGTAGTGTAATATTTTGAGTAAGTCAGCAATATTCCTGCCATCTTTCTTGCCATATCTCTGTGCATACTTGATGATGTTTCCTAAACAGAAACCTTCGCCATGTCCTGCATCGAATATGAACTCAGTAGATTGTATCTTATTCATACTGTAATGCTTACCATAGGTAGACATTATGTATTCTTCAAGCATTTCTAATACTTGATGTTCGTTAAATTTATCGCTGTTATACTCACTCATTTCTTATTTATCGTAAAAAAGCCAACCTGAACTAATCGTCCAGTAGCTTTGTCGTGTCCATATCCAGCACAAAATGGTGCATGCCAATAGTGTGCAGGGTATAAAACACATCTGTTATAAATGTTCCCAACATATGTGTGCATATGGAACTCTCCATCTTCTTTCCACATTTGTTTGAAACCACCTTTCCCTTTATTCAGTTCGTCATTCTTATACACTTTTCCTGTCTGAATAGACTGGAATAATCCTGTGCCTTTCCTAACATCTGCATTAGGGCTTAGATATACAACTGCTGCGTACGCCTGTCCATCCATGTCTTTGCTAGTATTCTCTAAGAATCCTGAACAGTCATGATGTACCCAGTTCCAATTTGCATCATCATGTTCTGATAATGTAAACGCTGTATTACTATTTTTGCGTGGGAAGTATTGCATTTTTGCATTTAACATATTCTCCCACTGATTCCTACAGTATACGAAGTTCTCGTTGCTGAAGGATGATTTAGTGCGACGCCCTGGGAACATAGTTCTTCGTTCCCTGCGCCCTGGTCTAAAAAACATAGACAAAGCATTTTTCCTAACCTCGTCTGGATTAGGATAAAAATCGTCCTTAATTACA